GTACTGGTTGAACTTGTACCTAAAGCTGAAGTACCACTTAAACCTGTAACTGATAAATTATTATTACTAACTGGAATAACAGTACCTAATTCTCCAGACATAGGTGAGTCAAAATCAGTATTAGCAGGTATATTATTGTTTGTTATTAAACTTGATGTGCCTAAAGCTGATGTGCTACTTAAACCGCTTACCGAAATATTATTTACTGAAGTTGTTGTGGCTGTACCTAGATTACCTGCTGCTAATACACTTGAGGCTGATGCATTAGCGTCAGCTTGAATAGTAACAGTTACACTACCTAAACTGGCAGTAACTCCAGCTACTGATACGATAGCTTGAGCATTTACTGTTGCAACTGGTGTACCTACTGATGCTGCTGCTGGTGCAGTTATTTCAAGAGGAACTGCTGATTGACCCCAATCGAGTTGGCCCCAAGTGCCTCGACCCCAGCCGTTAAGGAACTCAGCCATTTTAGGCTATACGTATAATTGCCGTAGACGCTGCTTTTGCTGGAAATACTATTGTAAAATCACCTGCGGTAGAAGTTTTATCTCCACCAAAATCTATAGTTGCTACTGATTTATCACTATTTGTATCGTTATAAATCATACAGCCTCTTGCTGTAATTGTAGCTGTACTAAAAGTTAGGTCATTAAAGTCTGTTACTGCTGTAGTACCTGTAGAAGATGGCGTTACATTTGTTAACGCAGAACCTCCTGAAGTATAGTTAGTACCACTAGCTTGTCCAGTTGTAGTAAAAGCAGTTGTAGTAGCTCCTAGAGTAGCTGAACTTGTATACAAAGCCAGTTTAAAACTATTACCACTTGAATTAGTAAAGTTATGAGTTCCAGTTAAAAGCTCTACTTTAAAGCTTGTTGTAAGAGTAGATGTTATTGCCATATTAAATACCTTTAATTATTTTTGCTATATCTTCGCTACCTTGACCAGATAAATCTTGTATCAAAGTGGCTTTATAAGATTTTAAAGCATTTTTTATATAAATCAAACATACTTTGTATATTAGTTCTTGGTAGGCTCTTGCCTGAGCTTTAACATGTTCTTCATTATCGTCTGAAATTCCTACTATTTTTTCTGTTAGTTGTTTTGCCCAAAACTCAGGAGGATGCCCGCCAAACTTAGTTGTAGACACTTCAACCATTCCGAGTTCAGGCACGCCATCAGGCGTTATTTTGATTACCATTTTTTAGGCTCCGGCGGTTCATTTTTTTTAATATGACTATCGTATCTATCTATTAAAGTTGGTTCTTTAGCGGGTTCTGGTTCTTGATATTTTATACCTTGACTTCGTTTCATGCTTTTTAAATTACCGTCTTCATCGCTCATTACTAACATAGGGTCTTTTAATCTATGATAACCATATAATTTTTCTTCAGCCGGTACAGCAGCATCAAGTAAATAACTTGACTGAGCTACTTCTACTTTCATTCCATCACTCATACATTTACTTAACCAAAATTCAGTACAAGCTCTTCCAGCTTCTGCAAAATATAAATTATTTTTGTAGCCAAAATCTACACCAAATAACTGTATATGTTTAACTTTGTTATACAAAGCAAAAGCTATGGCATAAGCAACAGTATTGTTAAAATAATGACATCCATATTCTTGTAATATTTCATCTATTGGATATTCAACTAATCCTGGACATCTTTCATCTAACTCACACGT